CAAACATACACCACTTTTTAATAAGTGGATAAATATAGTTCATTTTCCATACTATATGACAATGTACATGTTACCTAGGAAAGCAAAAGATATATTAGCTGAAAAATGGTCTAAATATAACTTTAAAGAATATCAAAAAAATACTGATGCATTAATAAAATTTATGTACAGTAAACAACCATCTGACGAACAAATAAGAGATAACTATAAAAGATTTACCATACTAGATAAGTATAGAGAAGAAAGCACTGTAGATCTAATGGATGAAATATGCCCAGAGTTAAAAGAATATTTTTATGATTAAAATAGAGAAAGATTCTAAAACTTTTTGTATAGCCCCTTGGGTTTCTATACATACATGGCCTGATGGTAAAACTTACCCATGTTGTTTATGGAACTCTAGAGACCCTGTTGGTAATGTAAATAATGAATCTTTGGAGGAAATCTGGAATAATAAAAGAATGAAAGAAACCAGAAAAGCATTCTTAAAAGGTGAAAAGTTAAAATCATGTGATAGGTGCTTTCACCTAGAAGAAACTTCTGATGGATCCTATAGACAAAGAATTAATAAAGAACATTGGGATAAAATTCATTACGTAAATGAAACACAAGAAGATGGTACGTTAAATATTATGAATTTACACCTATGGGATTTACGTATATCAAATTTTTGTAATTTTAGATGTAGAAGTTGCGGTTTAGGATTGAGTTCTTCATGGTATGCAGATTCTAAAGCATTAGGTGAAAAAGTAAATAAAGCATTGATAAACATTAATGATAAAGCATCATTTATGGATATGCTTGAACCTCATTATAAGTGTGTAGATGAAATTTACTTTGCTGGAGGAGAACCTTTAGTTATGCCAGAACATTATCAAATATTAGATAAATTATTAGAGTTAGGCAGAACTGACGTTAATATAAGATACTCTACTAATTTTTCTAAACTTACTTTTAAAGGTAAACATATTTTTGACTATTGGAAACATTTTCCTAATTTAGAACTTTACATCAGTATTGATGGAGTAGGTAAGATTGGTGAATATGTAAGAAAAGGTTTTGATGATACTTTATTTTATAACAATGTTATGTCCTATAAAAACTCAGGATTAAAAGCTAAAGATTACGGTTATGCAGTTACTTATGGAGCTTTAAATTATTTACATCTTTTTGATATGGTGTTAGATTTCGTAGAAAGAGATTTTGTAGACACTACTATGTTTAAAGGAAGTAGAACTTTATTTTTTAGCCCTATCGATTACCCTACACATTACGATTCAGTATTTTTACCGGATAAGTATAAATTACTATTTAGACAAAGATTAGAGGGTTTTCAAGCCGAATTATTGAAAAAAGGTGTTAGTAAACTTTTTGCTAAAGATATTATGTATAAACTTGATTTGGTGTATAAAAGAAGTTTAACTAAAAATTTTGATTACGAGCAAATGGCTAAATGTAAATCGATAACTGAACAATTAGATGTAATAAGAAAAGAAAAATTTAATGAAACATTTGGTTATTTTAAAAATACTAACGATCTTATTACTAATATTCAGACTGTTATATAATGAAAACTATAGAGGAAGCGGAATATAAAAGTAAAAATTTTATACTAAATAATAATAAGTTTATAGAAACTGGAGATAGTTTTAAAAAATATACTATAGCATTTGAAGGTCTCAACACTTTTGGTATACCTAATGCATCTGTAAATATTAGAAAAGAAAAAACTCCCGATTCTTTGATGAAACCTAGTTCATTGGTTTTTGAGGCTAAATATACTTTCGATAACCAAGGTAGAAGAAATACCAGTTTAGTAAAAGGTAAAAAAGATAAAGTTGCATTATTTTTTGGTGATGCACACTGTTTTGGTGAAGGTTTAAATGATAATGAAACTTTACCGTATTATTTTAGTTTATCTAATAACAAATACAATTGTACTAACTATGGGTTCTTAGGTCATGGACCAAACCATATGTTATACAGAGTACAACTACCAGAATTTCAAAAACAATATAGTAACAAAGAAGGAAAAATATTTTTTATTTATAGAGACGATGCTGTTAAGATAAGTGTAGGTAAAGTTCCATGGAGTAAAGGTCATCCAAAATACAATAATGAAATAAAATACGAAGGGTCATTTACATCAACAGGAGAAGAGATGTACTTACCTTCCAGTTTTACAGATGAGGATTATAATTTTACTTTAAAATTATTTTTAGAAATAAATAAAACTATAAAAACCATATCTAAAAAATTAGATTTTTATATAGTAATAATACCTTTAAGTTTTTCTAATTACTATATTGAACCTTTATTAGAAAAAAATAATTTAAACGTTATAAATTTATATACTTTAGATTTAGAAAAAATAACAAAAGGTAAAGCTAGATTTTTAGATGGAGTACATACTAAATATTCAAATGAAATAATTTGCTCTTATATTAATCAGTATCTATCAGGTAAAAAAATGGTAAAAAGTTTACAACATACTGAATATAAAAATTTAAAAGATATTAAAGACAGGTTAACGGTAGAAGCAAATTACATGCCGAGTATGACAGATTTTCCATATGATGATGCAGGAGTTATAATTTCTAACGTTTTGAAAAACTACACAGGCAATGAAAATTTTGATTATCAATTATTGCTAGATTACCTAAAAGAAAAATTTTATGAGCAAACAAATTAAACTAGAAAAAAACGAAATAAATCTTTTAAATAAAATAAAAACTTCTAGAGAAATGTTACTGAAGGAATTTGGTAAGATATCTATTATAGAAATACAAACTCAAAATCGTAAAAATATTGCAAAAAAAGAGTTTGAAAAATTAGAGGAAACTCAAACATCTTTTGCTAAGCAATTGGAGGATAAATACGGAAAAGGTACGATAGATATAGAAAGTGGAATATTTATACCACTGAAATAGTTTACGGTAACTTTAGTCTATTTATATATGTAGCACACTACCACTGTTGTTGGTAGTTTTAGAAAGCTTAACGATATTTATAAGAGTACTCAATAATTTAACTTATATAACATGGCAGAAACATTAATCTCCCCAGGTGTATTAGCAAGAGAGAATGATATATCCTTTATCGCTCCACCAGCATTAGAAGCAGGAGCAGCTATTATAGGGCCAACAGTAAAAGGACCTGTTGAAGAACCTACTATAGTAACATCTTATGGAGAGTATCAAACGATCTTCGGAACTACTTTCACGTCTGGGTCTACAAAACAAGAATATTTAACTTCCTTAGCAGTAAAGTCTTACTTCGGACAAGGAGGTAACTCGGTATTAGTAACTAGAGTTGTTACAGGCTCATTTACAGTTGGATCATCTTCAACAATTGCAGCACAGACAGGTAGTATTACAGATCCATTTACATTAGAAACTTTAGGTAAAGGAACAATCTTTAATAATATGACAGCATCAGGAACTTATGCAGGTACTGCAGAAGAAAATAGTGATGGTTCATTAAAGTCAGGATCAGCTGATAATTTAAGATGGGAAATTACAAATGTAAATACTAATAAAGGTACATTTACACTTCTAGTAAGAAGAGGTGATGATGCATCTAAAAACAAAATTATACTAGAGACATTTAATGATTTATCATTAGACCCTAACTCTAGCAATTATATTGAAGCAGCAATTGGTAACCAAACTAAATCAATAGGTACTGATGGTTCACAAAAATACGTTTCTGTATCTGGTGAGTACGTAAATAAATCCAAATACATAAGAGTTTCTGCAGTGAACAAACAGACTTTAGATTATTTAAGTACAGATGGTATTACAGTTAATGTTGGATCAGATCTTCAATCATTTTCTGGTTCATTACCAACTAACCAATCAGGTTCATTCCACAGTGCTACAGGAAACCTATTAGGTTCAACAACTGGAGATACTTACTTTAGTAATATCGGTGCTACATCTCAAGGTATTAATCAAGATGAATATGCAGATGCTATTAATATTTTAGGTAATAAAGATGAGTATGTATTTAACATCATTTCTGCACCAGGTTTAATTTACCAACATCACTCAACTCAGTTAGATTCAATTATATCTTTAGCTGAGGATAGAGGAGATTGTATTGCAGTAGTTGATTTAAGAACATATGGTTCTACAGTTGCACAAGTATCAAGTGGAGCTAATAGCTTAAATACATCATATGGAGCAGCTTACTGGCCTTGGTTACAAACACAGGCAAGCACAGGTAAGAATGAATTCGTACCAGCATCAGTAGTTATACCTGGAGTATATGCATTTACAGATGGAGCAGCAGCACCATGGTTTGCACCAGCAGGTTTAACTAGAGGTGGTATACCAACAGTAATTCAAGCAGAAAGAAAATTAACAAGATCTCAAAGAGATACATTGTATAATGCAAATGTAAACCCAATAGCTACATTCCCAGGAAGTGGAATATCAGTATTTGGTCAAAAGACATTACAAAAGAAATCTTCAGCTCTTGATAGAGTAAATGTAAGAAGATTATTAATCGCTTTAAAGAAATTTATAGGCGATGTTTCAAGAGAATTAGTATTCGAACAAAACACTAACGTAACTAGAAATAGATTCCTAGCTCAAGTTAATCCATATTTAACTTCAGTTGTAGAGCAGCAAGGATTGTTTGCTTATAGAGTCGTAATGGACGATACTAACAACACATCAGATGTTATCGATCGTAACCAATTAATAGGTCAGATATTTATACAACCTGCAAGAACAGTAGAGTTTGTAGTATTAGACTTTACAATTGAGCCTACAGGAGCAACATTTGGAGCATAATTTAATTTTTAGATATTTATAATAAAGAATAAAAAATGGCAGTAGTAGATCCTAACGAAATAATGTTCAGAGCCTTTGAACCAAAGGTGCAAAATAGATTCTTAATGTTTATAGACGGTATACCATCGTTTATGATTAAGACAGCAGCTGGTCCAAATTTTACTGACAACGCAATAAAATTAGATCACCTTAATACCTATAGAAAAATTAGAGGTAAAAGAGAATGGGGTGATATCGATATGACTTTATATGACCCAATTACACCATCTGGTGCACAAGCAGTAATGGATTGGGCAAGATTATCATATGAGTCTGTAACTGGTAGAGCTGGATATTCAGATTTCTATAAGAAAGACCTTACACTACAGATATTAGGTCCTGTAGGAGATATAGTAAGTGAGTGGGTGATTAAAGGAGCATTTATAACTAATATGGATCAAGGTGGATTCGATTGGGCTACTGATGAAACAGCAGAACTTTCAATCACTGTTGCAATGGACTACTGCGTATTGAACTTCTAATCACGCTACACTACATACCAAACTTAAAGAATCCTCCCTTCGGAGGGTTTTTTTTCCCATAAATTCTTCCTATATTAATATAATATTAAGGTAAGTTTAAGAGAAGTTTAAGAAAACTAAACTATTTATTAATATAAATCCTTATATTATGGACATGATAAGCAAGATAAGGTTAGTGCTTGCAGGTGTTCTACTAGGTGCAGCATCAATCTTTGCTGCAGATACAAGTACTGATCCAAACGAGAAACTCACAGAAGCTGAGAAGAAACAGTACGAATATTTAAAAAAAGCGAAATACTTTGAAATTCGTGCTGAACTAGAAGGTGGAGACATCACTCTAGAGGAAGCCCAAAAAAGGTGGCTTAAAGAATTAAGAAAAATTGAAAAGAAAGAGGGCAGATAAAACCCTCTTTTTTTTGCTATTTATATAAAAGGTTCCTATATAATATAATATGAATAAAGAATTTTTTATATACAACTTCGTTTTAATTGTTGAAGCTGCTGTATTATTATTTTGGTTTATAGGAATAGCACTTACACCTGGTGGGTTTGATTTCCCATATATAGATTAAAATAGATGAGGGTAAATAACCCTCTTTTTTAGTTGGATCCCATTTTAAAAGTTCTTATATTTATATAAAATACTAGTTATACATAATAAATTTTATGAGCTCAAACTTTACATTACCTACCGAACAGGTAGAATTACCATCAAAAGGTTTACTATATCCTAAGGATTCACCTTTAGCAGAAGGAAAAATAGAAATGAAATATATGACTGCTAAAGAAGAGGATATACTTACCAATCAGAACTATATAGCAAAAGGTATAGTTGTTGATAAATTATTAGAATCATTAATAGTTACTAAAGTAAATTATGGCGATATACTAATAGGAGATAAAGATGCACTACTTATAGCATCTAGAATATTAGGTTACGGTAAAGATTATGAATTTACTTATGCTGGAGAAAAAATAAAAGTAGATTTAACTACATTAAATAATAATGAGTTAGATACTAAGTTAGTAAAAGACGGAAAGAACGAGTTTACCTTTAAGCTCCCTAATACTGACAATACCATTACGTTTAAGTTACTTACACAAAAGGACGAAAAGCAGATACAAAGAGAGATAGATGGTTTAAAGAAAATATCACCTACTCTAACTCAAGACTTATCAGTTAGAATGAAACATATGATACTTTCTATTAACGGTAACTCAGAAAGACCAGTTGTTAGAGACTTTGTTGATAATGGTTTTCTTGCTAAAGATGCAAGAGCATTTAGAGAATATTATGCATCAATTGTGCCTGGAATAAACACAACGATCTCTCATGAGTTCGCAGATGGGGTAGAGGAGGACCTCACTATTCCGATCAATGCTAACTTTCTTTGGCCTGACTTCGGAGTATAGAACAGCCATATTTTCACAAATCCACGAGATAGTATTTAACGGTCAAGGCGGATATGACTACGAAACCGTATATAATATGCCTATTTGGTTACGAAAATTTACTTTTCAAAAATTAAAAGACCATTACGACGAGGTAAGTAAAGCAAACAAATCTAAACCTAAACGTCAATCAACCACTCCTTCCTGGGTAAAAGATGCTAAAGATGCAGCTAAATCCGGAAAGAAACCTTCCTATACAGTTAAAAGATCATAACTTCATCTTTAACTATTTATAAGATATAAAACTGTACAATGGCTACACCAGATCCTAAAGAATTAAGACGTTTAGTTAAACAACTTGAAGATATTCAAAGTAAGATTCAAGAAATCGGAGGAACTCCTGTAAAGGTTAACTTCGAAGGCAAATCTGCTGAAGAAATAGCTAAAGAATTTGGTAATGCAAAAGATGCAATTACACAAGTAAAAATAGCTTTAAGATCTGCATCAGGAGAGTTAAACAATTTATTTGACGGTTCAGCAGAGTTTTATGATTTAACTAAATCTATTCGTGAAGAATTTACTAAATTACCTTCAGGTTTAAATGCAACTAGAGCTTCTTTCAGAAAAA